ATACCATGGACAATATATTGGACTTTAATTCTGAGTATTACTCAGTAGAGGTACAGACAAACTTAAATAGTGGAACCCGGGTCGTGAGCTTCTTTCGATCAATGAGTTCAAACATTGATACTGTAAGTTTTTGCAACGAGGTAATAGAAGACACTATATTGGCAAATGTTGAAAGTTGTAAGGTTTGCTTCGATGGGTTCCAGGCCTATCCGGCCATAGAAACCTTGGCGCAGATCGCCGAGCACGGCTTCGAACCAGTAATTCCTCCCCCCGATTTTATGTGTCAGGACTCAGAATCATACCTTTCCAATCCTATTGCAGAGGTTATAATACCAAGATTATTCAATGATGTGATGGAAAATACCCAGATATACCTCGCAGGATCACTGGAAAGCGCTCGCACGTCGCTGCTTGAGCCCATCATAACCACGGTAGTTAGCCCACAGATCTGCGGCGCCCTTGACGCTGTTGGCCTTTGTCCCGGCGATGACCCGCCTAAGATAGATACAAAAGCCCTTGAGTTTATTCAAGACCTCTTTACTTTTATAGCGGACCTGGGAGCCTCAATCCCTTCCACCCCGGGCTGCGCAGATGTCGACGATCAAGTGTTTCAAGATGTGATGCAGGACATAGATGTAATTTCTGATGCCATCCAAACCCTGTTGGATGAAATGCCAGATCTCATAAACGATGTCACCGAGAAACTTAACTCTACCAAAGAAAATCTCGACTCCGGGGATGGCCCGGCATTCCCCCATACAGAATATCAATTCCCTCAGAAGTTTTCCAACGATTTCGTTTCTGCCATCGCGCCTCCAATTATTAACATTAACGGAAATAATTTTGACGGCACCGTGCGAGGCGTCTCATCCGGCAGCTTTGGGTTGAGGAATAGCATTCTTACCTCAGATGTTCAATATATTGGAGAGATGTATTCCAAAACAATTATTAAATTGAACTTTGGAGGAAGTAATACAGCTAAAATTGTCTATTCGGCGTACGATGGCCTTGATACATTTAAGGGTGTCACTGTACAATATTCTATTCCAAAAGTCGATGTTCCGAATTCCGAAACTGCTAATATGGCATCTCCTCAGTATCGAACGCGTCTTGGAACAGAATACGAGGAGATTGGTTTAAATCCCTATATCTATAGATTTGTACAGCCCATCCTTCCAGAGATGCCGCCAGTCGACCCTCTCAACCCGAATGACCCGGTCTATATAAGCGGCGCCCAGGCCGACGATATAGTTGGTCGTCATCACATATGGGCTTATGGTGATGTAATGAAGTCGACTTTTGAATACATTTATGATAATGGAGCATTTAGTCAAGATATTATTAATAACCTTAAGTTGTTTAAGGACAACAAGAATTGCACTCCTGAAAATATTGGAGATCTTTTTGATGCCGATGGTATTATAGACCAGATGAGAAAAGAATTTGCCGCTGCAGCCTGCCACGATAGCGGATCCAACCAAGACAAAGTCCGCGGCTCGCTCTACTTTGGGCTGATTAATATGTTGATACAAGCAATTATTGATGAATTTCTCATAAGCAATATAATAGTTTTTAGTGCCCTAAACATGGAGGATGTATTAGATCCCAGATACCCCTTCCGAGAAGTAATGATCAGCTATGTGGTTTCTTCTTTTAATAAAATCATATTAGACGGGAACCCCATTGTAGAACGAGAGATATATAATTACTTCGCGCGTGTCGCTTCGCGCCCAAGTGTTGAGTTCGCGGGTGGCTTTACGCACTCCTACGCGCCTACGGAAGTGGTGCCGGGGTTTGAGGGATCATCGTTTCCTTTGAACAACCAAGATTTAGTAAGGTTTATGGTAGAAGAAAGATTTGGCTATTCGTGGCACGACGGGGAGACTCCTCGATCAACCTTGCAGGCAATTAACAATGTTATAGATCCTGCAGGCAATAAAAAATTGTTTGATGATTTCTTTGTGGGGGATGTGGTACAAGTTTTAGACTCTCAAGAAGCGATTGACAGTTTTTGGGACAATCGAGACTTCTTCGTGCCCGCAGCAGGCATGGCCGCGATGACCACCGAGATCGATCCGGCCATCGTATTTTATGGACATGAGCCCGAATATACGGCCTTGATGTACGCACCTTCTCGTCCGACAGCATATGAAATATTTAGAGTACTCCACCCGCCGAACCTTTCTCGCAATGACCGGATTAATAAGATTAAGCAATCCCCCGACTATAATTTATTCTTTAATCAAGCTATCAACAAATACGCTTGTTTATCAATGGCTGTATTATACAACTTTTATTTGGTCGGAAAGCATTTGTCTGATGTGGCATCTTCGTTTGATTCAACCAAACGCTCAATTATTCATATGTTTAATATGACGGAGCGCTCAGAGGCGCGCCCAGCCTTAGAACCACGAAGTGATGAATTTGTAAATTCAATGGCCAATGACGGCGGGGTGGATATGGAATCGATAGCCAGAGATATTATCCTTAAGTTCCTTCGAGAAACACCCATACAAATTCTTAAGGGTCTGTGCGAACTCATTGATCCGCATATTGCGATATCGAAACTCATAAAGAACTTCACCGGCGCCGCCTTCAACGAACTCTTCAAAGGAATGCAAGCCGCCATGGATTCCGGCGCCATGCCAGGCTCCGCCGCGCTTAAAGATAAAGGGATTACAGCTGAAGATATATTTGGGGTTATCTTCTGTTTATACAATATAGCTAATACCGCCGGTTCCACCGCTGCCCTCACCAGCAGCCCCGCGAACCAGAGTTCGACCGACAACGATATCGAGGACAATGTTATGCTTCTGCCCAGGCTAACTTTAGATGGTGTTGATCTTAAAGGAACTATTGCTGGAATGTTTATGGCCCCGCCGTCACCGCTTGGCATTATATATCTTCTTATTGAGCTGTTAATGCTTAAGATCGATGACGATCTAACAGAAGGAGATGATGCAGTGACAGACGCCACGGAGCCAGAGACGGTGGAATGTCCGGAGGGTACCACACCCATCGAATTGGTATAGATAATCTTTAAGAGCTAAAAAACAATAGATAATTCTAATTATTGGGAGGTGATCTAAAAATGTCTTCAGGAATTGCAGCTAAACTTCCCCTTACGATGAGTAACACGTTTGGGGCCTATAATTTAATAACAGATTTTAAGACCTTAGCAACACAAAATTTAAAAATGCTCGTTTTAACAGCTCCTGGCGAAAAAATGATGGATATAAAGTTTGGAGTTGGTTTGCGTCAATATTTATTTGAGCAAAATGATACCACGGTATATTCTCGAATAGATGAAAAAATTAGGCAACAGGTAGCAACCTACTTGCCTTATATACAAATTAAGAGTATAGAATTTGATGTACCCGAAGATATGCCTGATTTTTATCCTCACACCATAAATGTAATATTGAGGTTTAGGATAGTGCCGCTTCAGACAAATGCTGTTTTAAACCTTGAGGTTGATTCAAACACAAACTAATTAAAACAGGACGACACGCATGAAAAACTTACCAATCAAATATACCAGTCGAGACTTTGAATCAATCAGAAGAGATTTAGAGAATTTTGCAAAACGCTATTATCCCGATAGCTATAAAGATTTTAATCGAGCCTCGTTTGGGTCTTTGATGTTGGACACGGTTTCTTATGTCGGCGATATTCTATCATTTTATCTAGATTATCAAGTAAACGAAAGCTTTTTGGAGACAGCTGTAGAATACAACAATGTCTGGAAGCTAGCCCGTCAGCTAGGCTATCGGGTTCAAACCAGCCCAGCGTCTTATGGAATATTAACATTTTATGTTGAAATTCCTGCGACTACTACAGGCTTGGGCCCAGACCCAGAACTCAGCCCGGTTTTGCTCGCTGGTTCAACCTTTTCCTCCGACGGCGGGGGCTTTTATACACTATTAGAAGATGTCGACTTTTCTAAACAAAATAACCAGGTTGTGGTGGGTACCGCTGAACCATCTACGGGAACTCCTCTTACTTATGTAGTCCGCGCGAAAGGGAGGACCGTCTCGGGTAGGGGTACCAATCAGCAGTTCACAGTAGGTAACTTTGTAAGGTTCCGGCGCCTTAATCTGAATATCTCAAATATTAGCGATGTTATAAGCGTTGTTGATGGAGAAGGAAACAAATATTTTGAAGTTGACAATCTTTCACAGAACATAGTCTACAAGTCAATCACAAACACCACAGATTCTAGAGCTACTGTCCCAAATATTTTAAAGGCAGTTCCTGTTGCTCGCCGGTATGTGGTGGAAACAATCAATGGTCAGACCTTCTTACAGTTTGGATATGGTTCGGACTCAACAGAACTGTCGAACCCAGTCGTGGACCCTAAAAATGTTTTATTACAACTAAACGGCCGCGATTATATAACAGAAATCGATTTTGATCCCACAAAACTTATAAGTACAGATAAATTTGGTATAGGTCCGTCAAACACAACCTTAACTGTCTCATATAGATTTAATACCACACAGGATGTGAATGCAGCTGTTGATACAATAACCAAAGTTGAAAACCCACAACTTAAATTTGCAGCACAGGGGTCGTTATCTCTTTCGGAGCGCCAAAATGTTCTCACTTCTCTAGAGGTGACAAATGAAGAAGCTTTTGTCGGAAGCGTAAAACTCCCCTCTTCCGAAGAGATCAAACAGAGGGCATTTAGTTACTTTGCTACACAAAATCGCGCCGTGACAGCCACAGACTATCAGGCGCTGTGCTATGCGATGCCGGAAAGATTTGGCATGGTAAAAAGAGTGGCAGTCTCCAAAGACAGCGATGAATTTAAAAAGAACGTAAACATATATGTTATTTCTGAGGACCAAACACAGAAACTCACCACAGCAAACAGCTCTCTTAAATTAAATTTAAAGAGATGGCTATCACAATATAAAATGATAAGTGATACCGTGGACATCTTAGATGGTGAAATCATAAATTTTGGTATTGAGTACGAGGTTATGATAGACAATACCGTAAATCGATTTGATGTGGTAAGCCAATGTAACGCCAGTCTTTCCGTGGCATTCGGTGAGCAGTTAGATCTTGGGGAGCCAATCTCGGTTACTGATATTTATAAGCAGCTTCAAAAAGTTCCCGGAGTTATTGATGTAACATCAGTCGAGGTATCTTTGAAGTCCGGCGGCCTTTATTCTGAATCAAATTATAGTTTTGAGTCAGCGCTATCTTCTGATGGTCGTAGGATATTGGGAGAAAAAAATACTATTTTTGAATTAAAGTATCCCAATATCGACATTAAGGGATCTGTTAAATAATGACAATTTTAAGATACACAGCAAGCGCAGATACAACTATAACAGACGCTTTTGAAGCAGACCTGCGCCAACGAGGAAGTGGTTCAAATATGGGTTATGCCGACAGTTTAGAGGTGTTCTCTATCTACGGACAGAACTCCTCGTCAGCTACCGGGCAATCTCAGGAACTTTCCCGAGCATTGATACAATTTCCGATTAGTACGATGTTAGCAAATCGAGATGCTGGTACACTTCCTGCTGCTGGTAATGTATCTTTTTATCTTCGTATGTTTAACGCTCGGACTCCATTTACTCTTCCGCAAGGATTCAATTTGGTTATTGCACCGGTTTCTCGTTCGTGGGTCGAGGGCACAGGACTTGACATGGATGACTATCAAGATTTGGGAGTCTCTAATTGGATTTCATCAAGTACGGGTACACCATGGTCATCTGTGGGAGGCGACTATCGAACCGGCTCCAACTATAATGTGTCATTTCCTTTAGGATACGAAGACATAAATTTAGATGTAACGAGCCTAGTTGAGCTGTGGATTGATAATACAATAGAGCCAAGCTTAAACAGCTATGTGGACTATGGCCTCGGAATTCGACTCACAGCTAGCCAAGAAGGTTATTATTCTAGTTCAACAGGGCTCAACAACGGAAGCCTGATACATAATCCACAAGGAGCTACACAGTCTTATTATACTAAGAAGTTCTTTGCTCGTTCAACTGAGTTCTTCTTTAAGAAACCTATGATCGAAGCGCGTTGGAACTCTAGAATTTTAGATGATCGAGAAAACTTTTATTACTCTAGTTCTCTCGCCCCGGCGGCCGATAATCTCAATACCTTTTATTTATACAATTACGTGCGCGGGCGTCTTGTTAATATCCCCGCAGTTGGGACAAATAACCTAGAGGTTTCCTTTTATTCTAGTTCTGCAACCGCTGCTCCTGCAGGCTCGCCTCTTAATTTGGCCGCCGGAGGAGGCGTTGTAGCGGCCCTGGACATAAACGCCACAGCTAGTTATGTTAGTACAGGCATCTATTCATGCGCAGTGGCCCTTACGGCCGCAACCACGAGACTTTTAGCCATTAATGATGTCTGGCACAGTGGCGGTGTTCAATACTATACTGGATCATCCTATCCCGAACTGATGCCAACATATGATAGTGCACCGACATTTAATAGAGTTACTTCTTGTAAAAACCTTAGGAAGTCATATTCTAGAGCCGAAACCGGCCGCTTTAGATTTTTTGTGAGAAGCAAAAACTGGACCCCGAATGTTTATACGGTAGCGAAGGCGAATAATCCAACAGACATTATTGAAAGTGCCTCATATAATATCAGGCGCGTGACAGACAACTATAATGCCGTCCCCTATGGGACCGGCTCTGACTTGAGTACCTTAATGTCTTACGACAAAGAAGGCAATTACTTTGATCTAAACATGTCTCTTCTTGAAAATGGATACATGTACGAAATAAAGGTCGCATACTATAACGATAGTATTGGCGCATGGCAGGAGCAACCACAGACGTTTAAGTTTAGAGTTGAAGAATGATTAGGTTATGAGTTTTAAAACTTTATTCAATAAAGCCACACAAGTTAGCTCACTAGCCAATAAGTCGGCTGCCGAAATAGGAAATGAAGTTGAGTCGGTTGAATATCACCAACAGGACATTATTCACGAGAAGAGGTTTATACCAAACATAGACCTCTCAGATCCTGCCAGATTTGCTAGATATGGTTCAGCTGAAGAATACTACAAACAGTCGGTTGAGAGAGTTTATGAAGCTTATCCTTATGACGGTTCATTAAAAGAAAAATTAGAGTGGGAGAATGATTCCACTTATATAGATTTACATATTTTTAATAATTTGTATCCGCGGACAAACGGATACGTCATCATTTCTGCAGATGGCTGGGGTACCCTGGCCAGCCCGCAAAGAAGCGGATACGGATTACCAGAGGATTTGGAGTTTATATTCTTTAAGGGCGGCCCCCATCCCAACCCCGACGGAATGTCGCCCATCATCGGTCAATTCACGGGATCCAATTATTACAATGTTTCTAATAATAGAGAAAACAACCTTAAATATGATTTACAAAATAATGGCGTTACTGTTGAGTTTTGGCTTAAGAAGGATTCGTTTGATACAGCCAAAACTGAAAAAGAGATTATTTTTGATCTTTGGAACGGAGAACAAGAAGGCACCCCCGACTACGGGCGCCTGACAATTGAGCTTTCGGGAACTGTTACTGGTACCGACCCCTTCTTGGTTACGGCGCAGTCAGGCTCATCTGCGGGGGTAATACGAGCTTCGGTTGCTTCTACTTCGTTTACTACATCCTCTATAGCGGACGGAAAATGGCATCACTACGCTGTATCGTTGCAATCTGCTTCGGCTGGCACCAAAAGTCGTTTTTATGTCGATGGAAATCTTAATAACACCATCACAACAGGCTCCTCGGGCCTTAATGAAGTGCTCGGAGGCCTCCGCGCCTATATCGGCGCCGCAATCACAACTCCGGCCGCCACCGCGGCCCCAGCGAAGTCTGGTAAATTATCAGGATCGTTAGACGAATTTAGATATTGGAAGACAAGGCGATCGTCCAAGGATATTGGCAGATATTGGTTTGACCAAGTGGGCGGCGGTACAAACTCCGATCCAGAGCCATTTACTGACACTCAAGAAAAAGTCAACACTGACCTAGGTGTGTATTTTAAGTTTAATGAAGGAATTACCGGGACTAAAGCAATAGATAAGACCGTACTGGACTACTCAGGCCGTATTTCAAATGGTATGTGGGAGGGCTATAGCATAAAGTCCCGTAATACTGGATCTGCGATAACAATTTCTAAGGCGGCCATAAAAGAATTTAAAGATCCTATTATTTATTCTACCCATCCAAAGGTTGTTTTACTACAGTCACAGCTCCAGTTCACCGGCTCTGAACACGACGCAACAAATAATGCTTCTATATATAACTCTATTCCCTCGTGGATTACTGAAGAAGACGCCGAACAACAATATAATGTCCGCTATCTGACTCAGATAATGGGAAGCTATTTTGATACATTGCACATGCAAATGGATGCAATGAATGATCTTAAAGATATCCGATATGTGAGTGGCAGCGACAAGCCAATCCCGTTTTCTCATAAACTATTAAGCTCCTACGGATTTGTTTCACCTAGTATATTTGTAGATGCAGACATACTTGAAAAATTAGCAGACCGCAGTGAGGATTTGTTATACGAGAAGTCTCTAAATGATACTAAGAACATCATATATCAAAATATTTATAATAATTTAGCATATATCTATAAATCAAAAGGGACAGAAAAAGCATTTAGAAACCTAATACGTTGCTTTGGTATAGATGATGAGTTAATAAAGCTCAACATGTATGCAAAAAACACAGCCTATGAGTATCGTCTAAACAGAAGAAGTGTCTTGGTAAATGACAGGGTTGCCAACTTCAATACACCTCAAAACAAAAGTGCGGTTGTATTTTCATATTCCTCATCTCTCAATCCTAATTCAACTGGGTTTATCTCTTCTGTCAGCGCTTTAAATAAGGGATTTGCTTTCACTCTCGAAAGTGATATTATCTTCCCCTCTAAGCCGGACGAAACTAGTACCACTTATTTAATACAAATACAATTTCTTCGTCATTGTTCGGCCTTCATGGCGCCGTTGCCTCAGAGGCAGATACAAGTTGGCCTGCAAACGATGGGGTGAACTTTCAAGTCTATGCAGTAAGAGATGAGATAGATTCCCCAAATGTGAAGTTTGTATTGACTGGTACGGCTGGAGGTTATGTTCCCCGGCTAGAGTCAACTCTTTATGAAGGAGCGTATGACAAAACCAGATGGAATCTCTCTGTTCGAATAAAACCAGAGAATTATCCCTTAGCTTATTTTTCTGATGAAGCCGCAAACGGCAACTATACTGTGGTACTCGCCGGCAATCAGGTCGAAGGAGGAGAATTAGTAGATTCTTTCGAGGTGTCTGGTACTGTCAGCGCTCCGGAATCGTCCTTTATAACCGGGAGCAGGAGAGTATATGTTGGCGCACATAGAACCAACGTTACCGGTGCAGTTCTACAAACCTCAGATGTTGAGGTTGATGCATGCAGGTTCTGGCTCGATTATGTCGATAACGAAGCCTTAAAACAGCATGTCCTGGATCCTAATAATTTCGGAGCGCTCGCTCCTGCTGCTTATGCGTTCCCATTTGATGCGACTGCGTCCTACGGAGATGTTAAGAAGGCAGATACATTAGCTCTAAATTGGGAGTTTAGCCAAAATACGGGATCTAATGCTTTGGGGCAATTTCTTGTGGCCGACGAGTCTTCTGGGTCGCTGAATAATGCGACCACTAGATATGGTCCTCTCGGCCCCATCCTAAATATGCAGTATACGGGCCAGGGATATGATTTCAAAGCATCATCCACTGCTGCCATTAAAAAAGAGTTTATTGTAGCTTCTAGATTAAATGATCTAGAATCAATTGCGCCTGCCGAAACAATCCAGGTCTTGGGCGCCGACGAACAACAAGTTTTTAAGATTGATTCGCGACCCGTTAATTATTTCTTTGCATTTGAAAAAAGTACCTCAAAGGTAATATCTGAAGAAATGGTGAATATGTTCGGAACCCTTAGGGACTTCAACAATATGATTGGCCTACCGGTTAATCGATATCGGCAAGAGTATAAAACCCTTGACTTTATGAGGCAAAAATTCTTTGAAAAAGTTGAAAACAACGAAATTGATTTTGATCGCTTCTATGAATTTTATAAGTGGTTTGATTCTAGTCTATCTTATATGCTCGGGCAACTCGTTCCTGCGTCTGCAGACTTTGCTGAAAACATTCGGACCACCATAGAAAACACCACCCTGCAGAGAAGTAAGTATAAAAATATATTCCCATTTATAGATGCGTTAGAAAATGTTTTTGAGACGGCTCTTTCGAGCAATGTTGATTATGGAGATGCAATCTCATCTCCTGACGATGACCCACAAGGTACCGGCTTTTATCCTGTGCACGCTCCTCGAAAACGACAGGTCGGTCTGTCCGAGCGCGCCATTACTAAAAGATGGAAATATAATCATGCCCCCGAAGATGCTGACGAAAAGAAGAAGTATTTGTGGTGGAAAAACAAGGCCGCCCGCGACAATCCATCAATCTCTGTCAACGAAGAGATAAACACGGCCCGCGGCACGGTTCTAAAGGCAATCAGAAGTCAAACAGAGCGAGAAATGATGCGCCCATATCGGTACTCTGCTGCTGGCAATACAGTTTTGGGTGGTGTCGGCGCAAAGCAGAACAAAGATGTTAACTTTACGTTCGCGGCGGCCGTCCCATATGGACCCTTGGTTACAGCAACAAACCTCCCACAGAATATTATGCTTTCCTTCGATAGTGATGTTGAAAATC